GCCAATAGGTCAGACAGTCCATAATAGCGTGACTTGAAGTGGCTGTTGATCCGGCTGGCAGTCACATTTTCGCACTCACTGATGGCCTTCACCAAGGCTTCATAAGGGCTGAGGCTGCGGACAAACTCCAGCCAGGCTTTGGCCTGATCCTGTTCAGCCTGGGTGGGTGTGGTGATGATGGGCAGGGTGGCTGCTTCATCCTTCTGGGTCTTGGGTTTCGTCATTGGTGTGGTTTGGGAAAGTGGAGCTTTGGAATGGACTTGAACCATCAGCCGCCTGATTACAAATCAGGTGCTCTGCCATTGAGCTACCAAAGCAAAGGGGTCAGGGCTGGGTCTTGTTAAGCTTGGCCAGCTCCAGGGCAGACAGATAGCTGTCCACATCTTCAATGCTGATCCGCATTGTCTTCCCTGCGGACAAGCCCAAATTCCACTTGGGCTGGCCATTGATGACAGTGGGCTTCAGCTTCCTGGCAATGGTGTTGTCCGGCAGGATGACATAAGATGTCTGGCCGATTGCCTTGATGACAGCTTCCGGCTGGGGTGAAGGTGTTTTCTTTTGTGCCATAATCAAAGGGGAAGATTGGGCTGGGTCAGCATCCACTCAAGGATCAGCAAGGCATCAGCTGTCTTCAAAGTCAGACCCTGGGCTGTGGGATGTCTGCGGCTGGCCTCTGCTTTCAAGGCTGACTTCCATTGGCTCTGTGTCCGGTCACCCTTGGGGATGCCAAGCCTGGCTTGCCACTGCTGGGGTGTCACCAGGATCACCCGGTGCTGACGGCCAACACACCATCCCTCCACCCATCCGGCAGACTTGCCCAGCTTGAAGGCTGCTGAGCTGGGGATGAGACGGCCAACAAAAGGTGGGACTTTCTCAATGGTCACTGTGCAGCCAAAGGGGATGAGATCAGACAGCTCTGCCTGGTCTTCAGGCATAGGGTGCAGGGTGATCTGCCCTTCATTCCAGAGTGCAATGCCACCACCCAAGCCTGGGTCAATGGCTGCATAAGTGACTGTCAGTGGTTTGTCCAAGAGGGTTTTGTCTTAGCGTTTTTTGGAGATCAGCTTTGCTTTCCTCTGTGTGATGCTGGGGCAATTAACTATGTCAAACTTCCGTTTCCGGAAACCTTCAAAGCCAAGATTGTGGATGGCATAAAGCTCAGCACCGGATGGCTTGCGTCCTGTGGCATCCTCAAACCTGTGGGAATTGAGGGTCAGCCAGCTGTGCAGATAAGCCCTGGCAATCAGTGGATCATAAGCCTTGGAGAAGGGGTGAGTGCTGAGGCCATTGGCCTTCCTCCAGCTGGTGACATCCAGCCACGCACTGAAGTGGAATTGGGCACAGCCCCTGGCCTGGCCGGAGTCCCCTGTGGCCTTGGGGTCATTGGAAGACTCCACCTCAATGATGGCTTCCACCAGGGCAGGGGTCACAGCAAAGGATTGGGTGGCCATAAGGATCAGCAGCAGGGCAGCTTTCATTTGCGGACAGGGATGCAATTGCCCCTTTGGGTTTCACCATCCTTCCAGACAAAACGCCAAGACACCTGGATAAAACCACCATAAGCCACAGAGCAATCCACCCAGGCTTCAATCATCCCAGGCAAGGAAGCCAGGCTGGCTTGGTGATCTGCCAGCATTGTCTTGGCCTTCTTCAGACCAGCTCTCTCTGTGTAGTCACCTTGAAGCACCCGGTCATTGATGTGATACAGCTCTTCAATGATGCAGCTCATCTGCCAAGTGGCCAGGTCTTTACTCATAAGGGTGGCACTCATTGTCTGCTCAGGTAATTCTTAGGGCAAATCTTCTTATCGTCAGCCACCAGCATTTCTTCTCTTATGAAACGATTAACAGTGCTGACCGAGCAGCCCACCTTTGGAGCAATCTGGTGGATGCACAGCCCCTTCTTAAGCAAGCCAGGCACAATCTTCCGGAGCTTATCCCTGGAGACTCTCTGCCTATAAGGCTGCTGATGATGCCAGGCAATTCCCAGCATCCGCACATAATTATAAGCAGTCACCTCAGACATAGCAAAGCCTTGCAGGATCAGCCTGGAAGCCAGGTCTGACCTGGTGAGTCTTTCACTGTTGGCTTGCTCGATCACAGGCTTGAAGGCCATTAATCTTGCATAGAGCTTAGGGCTTACCAGCTCACCATTGGGTGTGGTCTTGAGTTTATCTTTGTTCATCTTGGGCATTTTTATTTTGTGGGTGAAAGTCACTTGTCCCACCTGATGCAGACCAGGCTGGGGTGTCGCATTGATCCGGAGGGTGTGAGCTGCTGGCACTCCACTTCAGCAGTCTTGCCCACCCACTTCTCAGGGTGGTCATAGATGTCCTGCCTCTGGGCATCAGAGAGGCCACTGCCAACAGCCACAGCCTTGCCTTGGTAGCTGACCAGGAGTGCACCAGCTGCACCATCAAGCCTTCCCTTGCCAGGCTGGAAGCCAATGATCCGGCAGTCAAAGGTCAGCTTGGGCTTGAGCTTGATCCAAGCCTTGCATCTCCGGCCAGAGTGATAGGTGGCATCAACATCCTTCAGCATCACACCTTCCCAGCCAGACTTCAGTGCATCATCCAAAAGGTCTTCAGCCTGGGTGACCACATCTGATGTGCTGATGATGTCCAGCAAAGGGATCAGGGACACCTTGGCTTGCTGATCCTGGCTGAGTCCTGACCTATCAAACATAGTTTCCAGGCACTCCCTCCGGAGTGAATAGGGGACTTCACTGCTTGCACCCCAGCCTTCCACCAGGGGCACATCAAACACAGTGAGCTTGGCCAGGTCAGTGGCCTCAGCCTTCTGGGTGAGCTTGCCCACCCCACTGAAGAAGTCAGCCCCGGCAGTGGCCTCACAGTCCAAGATGACAGGCTTGCCCACAGAGCTGACCAGCTGGAGCAGCAGGGGTGAGAGCTTGCCCAGGCTTGGAAGGGGCTGGCCGTTTCTGCTCTGGAAGGTCACAGCCTTGTGCTGCGGATCAACAAAGGCAAAGCACCGGATGCCATCCAGCTTTGGCTCTACTGCCCACATCTTGTCATAGTGCAGCTTGCCCAGGTCAGTGACTGCATCTGCCAGCATTGGCTTGATTGAGTCCATAGTGGGTCAGCTCTTGCGGCTGGTGAGGCTGTTGCAGATCACAGCCAGGATGATGATGCAGGAGAAGCCAACAGCCAGCAGGGTCATCCCCTTGAAATAATTGGCCTGGGCTTCAGCCAGGGTGGTCTTGGCTGGCTGGGTGGTGTGGGTCTTGTGTGTTTTCATAGCAGGAGAATGATGATGGTGATCAGCCCCAGAGTCCCAGGGTCTTGTCCCAATTGCCCACCTTGGTGTGCCTCTTGGCCGGAGTGCCCCGGTGAGTGGCCACGCTGCCATTCCTGTGGTGAGTGCGGAGGGAATGGGGACGCACCCGGAAGATGCGATCAGACAGGACAAGCTTCCAGAAGGTCAGCTGCTCTTGGGTCTTCTTGCTGAGCTTGATGGCATCCAGCCAGGGCTGAGTGCCTTGGTGGGTGTAGGCCACCAAAGCCAAGTCAGAGAGCTTCTGCTGCTCCAGCTTGGCCACCCAGAAGGGGGCAGCATAGGTCAGCTGCTCCGGAGTCCAGGTCTTGAGATCAGTGCGGTCAGCAGGGGCAGTGGGCTTGTGTGCGTTTGTCATAGGTGTGCGGATTATTGGTGAAGTGATTAAGCAGACTTGATGCGGAAGAATTGATCAGTGGCCACATTCTTGTGGGTCTTGGGGAAGACCCAGCTCTTGTTTTCCCAGCAGTCCTGCCAGCCCTGACCCATCTCACCCTTGTGCAGCCGGACAGGCTTGAGGGTTTCCAGACGCAGCTGGCCTTTGTATTGGAAACTCTGGATGGTGCTGCTGTCTTCCTGGCAGAGAAGGTGCAGGGTGTTGCCATTGAGGATGTAATCCCCAGCCTGGGCTTCCTGAATGGTGATCTTCTCCAAGCTGGGGTGCTTGATGGTGGTCTTGAATTCCCTCTGCCCCCGGCTGTTGATGAAGGTGTGGGTGATGGTGGTGATGGCGTTTGTCATAGGTGTGCGGTTTGAAATGTAGGTGCTGGGTGAATTAGGCCAGGAGAGACTTGAGAGACTTGGCCTCTTCCCAGATGGCCTTCCGGCCAGCCACCAGATTGGACACAGCACCCTGATCCTGGTGCTCAGAGATGACAGACAGGGCTTCAGTGATGAAACCATCAGCCCAGACCAGGCACTTGTGGGCTTCACTGATCTTCACAGCCTGGCCATCCTTGGAGGAAAGGGCAGCACTGTTGATCCAGGCATTGGCTTCCTTGAGGCTGGCCACAGCATCATTGATGCAGCTGTGAGCTTCCCAATTGCTCTTGAAGATGAAGGCCAGGTCAATGCACCGGATAATCCGGCTGATGTTCCAGGTGAGGTTTTCAATTTGCTGGGAGGTGATGGCGTTTGTCATAGGTGTGATTGGATTGCCCACCCACCATCAGGCTTCCCACCCCACCTGTCAAACTGTTATTTGTGGCTGACCTTGCCCCACCTGGTGATCTTCCAGGCCAGCCTGTCCTTCTGCCTCTGCTTCAGCCTGGCCAGCTTCTCCACCCTCCACCCAGGACTGCCCACAGGATGCCCCTTCTTTGCCCCCTGGCTTGGCTTCTGGGGCTTCTTTAGGGCTGGCTTGGCTCTTG